TTCTTTAATAAGTTTATTATCTCGTTTTATACGTGCTCGGTAATCTTTATATGACTCATCAGGTTGTCGTTTGTTAGATTTAATGTTTGATAACTCTTCTTTATGAATCATCTTCGTCTCCTTTTTACTTCAGTTGCATAAGCTAACCCAATGATTATACTGTCAGCTTCATCTTCACCTAATCCTGTTTCCGTTTCTATCTGTAAACTTAATTTATCTTTGGCATAGTTATACTGACTTTTAGTTAATTTCTTAACCGAGTATTGTGCCTTTAAGTTATTAAATTCAGTTTTATACTTTTTTATTTGTGCATAGGGAACTTTCTTATACTTTTCTAAAATAAACATTTGTATCTCTGCTTTATGTGCATTACCCTTAATACCTGCGAGTGGTCTTGCTTGAATCGCTTGATACAATTTAGGAGCTTTATACTTTGTATCCATCCAAGAAAATATTACTCCACCAGAGAGTCTTGCTAACCAAATAACAGCTTTAGGATTAAGATTAACATATAGGTCTTCTATGAGCAACATATCTACGTTAGTAAAGAGTTCTTTTAACTTACCGACAATAAAATGTATCTTAGTTGCATTATCTAACCCTTTATCAGGTACTACTTTATTATGTGTAAGTAACTTTCCATCATCACTAAATACGCTATAACCCGTACTGGATAAACTTAAATCTAAAGATAAGTATGACATAACTTAATTAAATAATGATTCGTCAGGATTATTACTTTTTAAATTAGAATCTTTTGTCGTAGATGAATTGTTAACTTTTATTGGAACTATATTCCTAACAATTTTTTTATTATCAATAATTATAATACAATCTTTACCAATAATATTTTCAAAATTAATTGTATAGGACTCTGGTAAAAAATAACCTACCATTAACGAGTACCACATATGTGTTTTACTTCCGTAATATGCTTTAGTAGAAGTAAACCCAACAAAATCATTTTTATCATTTTCTTTAAAAGACCATATATAAAATTCTTTATTTTTAGATAATTTAATACCAATTAACTTTGCCCTTTTAGAATAATTATTGTGCATTATCTTTATTACCACGTTATCCTCCTACTATATATTATATACTTACCATAACAACTTTGCTTTAAGTTTAGAGATACGTTTATATCTAAACCAGTTTATTCGTTTACCGTCTTTTAGAAATACACCTTTTTTATTTGACTCAATTAAATAGGTAATAGAGTCACGTTTAGGGTTATAGTCTTTAGGTTGCCTTGCCTCTACTATGTGCCACACGTCACCTTTACTTTCATCATACCTATAGTCATCCAACTTCCTTGTTATCATAAAATCTGTATAAAACTGTAACTCATTTTTAGCTGAGTGCTTTGATTTACGTACTTTATTTAATAACCATTTTAAATCTGAATTGTCTATATCATACCTTTTTGTTATATACTTTCTCACACGTTTTAAAGTCGCTATAGGATATTTTACATTATTAAACTTAATTTTCCTATGCGTAATATCTTTAATAAAGTCTTTATGAGCTATAAATCCCTGCTTACTAATAGCAGCAGAACATACCGTAAAATCAAAGTTATCAATAGTACTTTGCGGAGAATCAAAGAACCGTTTTATAATTTCAATATCTCGTTTCCAAAAGTGATACCGTACTGCATTTTTATTACTATATACTACGTGATTAACATTTGTAAGTTTACCACTTGTTATAATGTTAGTTACTTGATTAAATGTGCGTTTATCTTTACAAAATATATCTATGTCATTTACCCATAGATTACTACTGACATCAGGAATCCAGTTAGCATTATCATATTCAAAATAACTTCTTATCGCTCCTCCTGCTACCCAAGCTGTGTCAGGTAATATGTCTATAACGGGTTTAAAATACTCTACACACTTATCTATCTTATTCATGTTCTGCTAAGTTAGTGCCATAATTGATATCTATTTCTAGTTTAACCCTCATACCTAGTGCTTCTTTTACCTGTCTAGTCATAACGTCAGTCATTAGTTCTTTTACTTTTTGTAGTATTTCTCTTCTACACTCAACGACAAGTGCGTCATGTATATTCATTATTATATGAGCGTCTAAATTATTCTCCCTCAAGGCTTTATATAATAATGCTCCAGATAAATTTGTTAAATCTGCTGCGGTGGATTGAATTGGGTAGTTCACTGAGCAACGCATAGCTTTAGAAGCTATAGCCTCATCACGAGAGTATACCTGTGGTAACGTTATTTTACGACCAGTTAACGTTTTTACATATCCATACTTTTTAGCAAATTGTTGAACCTCTTTGAGCCATTTTGTTGATTGCTTAAACATTTTAAAAAATGTATTTTTAATTTCATACGCTTGTTCTATTGGTATCTTTAGTGCTGCTGCTACTGCTTTAGCTCCTCGACCGTACATGAGACCGAATACTATAGTCTTTGCTAAAGTTCTTTCGTGAGACGTTACTTCTTCTTCTCTTTTTAATAAAGCTGTAGACGCAATAATTTTATGGATATCTTTTCCGTCTTCAATTAACTGAGCAATATAAGTGTCTCGACTATAGTGTGCAAGACTTCTAAATTCAGCTTGTTTGAAATCAGCCTCTACTAATACGTAACCCTCTTCTGCTACAAACGCCTTACGTACTAACCGAGCTAGTTCACCGTCTTTAGGTATATTCTGCGTGTTTGGTGAGCTACACGACAGACGTCCAGTAGCAACCCTTGTTTGATTATATTCACAATGCACACGACTATCTATTTCACTAAATTCCATTAAATTTTTTAAGTAAGTTCTATATAGTTTATGTAGGTGTCTATATTCTACAATTTTACTGATAAAAGTATATTGACTATACATATTAGCAAGGTATTCTAAAGTGCTCTCTGTAGTATTGTTGGTTTTATTCTTACATTTTAAGTGCTTATATAATAGATTTTTTAATTGCACGGATGAGTTGATTTTAAATTCTTCTCCTGTTTTTAATAAATATTCTTTTACTTTGGGGTCGTTACTAATCTCGGATAATAAAGCTTTCTTTTTATACTGTAACGTATTTAAAGTTGACTGAATATAGTCTCGGTCAACCTTAATACCTCTATATTCTGCTTCGGCTAACCACACTGTAGTAGGAACCATTATATCGTAAAACACTTTTTCATACTGTTCATCCATAATAGGCTTAAATATCTCATATAACTTATATGTCATCCAAGCGTCATTAGTAGCGTATATGGCTCGTTGTTTATGGTTTATGTCATCGTTAACAAAGTCTATAGTTCCTTTAGTTAGGTTTGTATGTAAGTATTTCAGTGCTAGTTCAGATAAACTATGCGGTGCTTCTCTATCTATCAAAGAATGAGCTAACATGGTGTCGAAATATATGTTTATATCAATCCCTGCTTTTTTAAAAAACTTATAATCAAATTTACCGTTTTGTAATATAACTTTTTTATTATCAAATATAGGTTTTATCTTTTTAAAAATATTATTATATTCTCCGATAATAGGAATAGCTATATTATGCGTTCCGTCACTAATTCCTATAGACGTTATTTGGTCTGTTAAAAAGTTTAATCCCGTTGTTTCTAAATCTACAGAAATAATATTGTTTAGTTTACTAAAATCATAGGAGTCTATATTATCAACGTAGTCTATAGGTAGTTCTATGTCTTTCTTATCTTCCTGTTCTAATAATTTACGTGCTGTCATAAATGCTTGTTTAAATTCATTGTGTGTTTTATCATTATAGCTCAGCAATAATTTTGTAGGATGATGAGTAACTACTACGTGACAATTATAAGTATCATCATAAAAATTTGTATTAGCAATAAATCTCATATCAAAGAAAGAACAAGCCTTAGAACCAAGTGTAATAATTACTTTAGGCTTTACTTCTTCAATCTCTGCTTTCAGTTTTTCTTTACAGATTCTAATAAATGTTTTAGATAATTGTTTTCCAGGCGGTGAAAAACATTTAACAATGTTAGTCAAATATACTTGAGTTCTATTTAAACCAATATTATGCAAAGCTTGGTCTACTTTACTTCCTATAGAGCCTGTAAATATAGCTTGATTACGCTTATCTTCTGGGTTAGGACATTGACCGATAATAAGGATATCGGCTTCTTTATTTCCTTCTCCAGGTAAAGCACAGTTATATTTACTTAAAGCACATTTTTTACAATCTATTATCATATTACTCCTCGTATAACAGTTTAGCCTTTATTTTTGGTACGACTTCAAAATGAGAGTATTCATAATGATGAAACGTAAGGTGATATATAATAACGCCGTTAGAAGTATACTTCATAGTGTAACCGATTAGTGTTGCATAAGTCATCACTAAGTAACTACTCGCTGTATAATCAATAATGATTGTGTTACGTGTATTACTCGGTATAGACAATGGCTCCAAAACTATTATGGTTAACTCTACAGTGGTGTATTTGTCTACACTGTTACTCGTTTCTAGTGACTCTAACTTACCTCGTACTATGTGCTTGTCTGATTTCACTATAACATTTTTCATGAGAATAATCCTTGTTCGCCTACTTCGGTTTTTTCTTTTATTTTAGATAGAGACCTATGAATGGTAAATGGTAAATAACCCTTAAACCCACTCATTTTATTTTTACTAACAATAATCTTTACATCTAAATCATCACGGTTTGATTCTAGTTCATCTTCATCTGTATCTACAAATAGTATTAGTTTTGAATGATAAAAGAACTCTACTGTTTCCTTAATAGCGTTACCGTCATACTGCTTATTTTTTATAGCTTCTTTAGTCACGTGAGCAGACGCAATCACAGGACACTTATATTCATTTGCTATGGAATTTAATTCTTTAGAAATAGTATTATGTAACTGCCTATCGCTTAAAAATTTATTACTGCTCAAATCATGTAAGCTATCTAGCACTACCACTAACTGTTTACCCTCAGCTAGTGGAGATATAGCTTTAACCTTTTCTCTAATCATCTCTATAGTAGAGCCTTCCGCACTATCTTTTAAATTAAACACAGAAGCGTTTTTTCGTAAAAATGTCATGGCGTTTTCTCGTCTATTAATATATTCTTGTTTTAATGTTTCTGGAATATCAGCGTTAGCTATTCTGTGGTTGGGATTACTAACAATATTAATAGGTAGTTCCGATACGTTAGCAATAAAACGAGCGATAGTTGTATACATTGGGTCATCCATAGTAAAGTATAGTACATAAGCGTTACTATTCTTTTGTAATATTTCTAAAGCTAAAGTAATTAATATTGCACTTTTACCAATATTAGGTTTACCACCTACTAGTATTAATCCATTCTGTACTCCGTCTATCTTTTTATCAAAACAATTAAAACTACGTAATCCTAGTAAAGTTCCTCTACTCCAAGACCATTTTTCAAAGTCGGTAATATTTTGAACTAAAGACTCTCGTTCTTTTAATATATTTTTAATACTTACGTCACCACGTTTTTGATATATACTAATTAAATCCTGTATGGTAGACTTATTAATTTTTAACTTTTTAGAAGCATCATTAATTAATTGTTCTTTCTTAATTAAGTCACCTACATTCATTAAATAGGATATCAAACACTTTTCGATAAGCTTATCGTTTGTATTGGTTTTATAAGTATTAACTAAGTAATCATATAGGCTGATTCGTTTTACTGCATCTAAATTCTTATTTTTAATTACATAATCCCCTGGGTCTAAATCGTCTTTTAAGATACCAAGTGATACATCAATATCCCCCTTACAAAGAGACTCTAAAGAATTACGCAACCCCTCTGAACCTCCAGAGTCTCCGTCATAAACAAAAAATATTTTATTTACTTTCTTTTTAACGAGCATACTATACTGGTTGGGGTGTAAATAGTTACCGAACGTAGCAACTACATTTTTTATACCAAAAGAGTTTAACGTAATAACCGAAGAAGGACCCTCAACAACAATAACTTCCTTACTAGCGTCAACTGTATCAATATTAAATAATAACTTTTTTAAGTTATAAGATACAAAGTGTTTATAGCGTACCCCATTTACTGTCTTAATCCTGTCTAATGAACGGGTAGTAATACCTACAGTTTCTCCCCTATAGTTTTTAATAGGTATAATAATTCTTCCGATAATTTTCTTGGGGTCTAAAGAAAGATACGACAAAATGTCGTTATCCACTTTAGTCACATAAGGTTTTTCAATATACCCAATATTAAAAGTATCTATAGATTTAAGCCACTGTTTATCGTTAATAATATTTTTTACAGAATCATTGGTTTGTAATGCTTTAGTAACGTCTTCATGTGCTTTCGTAGTTAATCCTGTTAAATAGTCACTTATACTTTTAAAAAACTTTTCTTCTTCTGTAGTAGTTTCTGTATACGGTATCTTATACTTATCACATAAATATTTAATTACTAAAAAGAAATTTTCTCCCGTAATATCTTTATTTTCTAATAATTTCACAGCCTCAAAAATATCACCTAGCTTTGACTTATAAGAACAGCTAAAACAGTGCCAAGAGGTTTTATCTGGAAAGAAGTTAGCAGATGGTTTTGCGTCTTCCGAATTATGTTGGCGATAATTTGGACATTTAAAAAGTTTACTGTGTGTGTTAATCCCATGCTCTTCTAAATAATCTGGTAACTTTTGTTTTAATTGCTTTATAATTGCTCCAATATTTTTAATCATTTAGTTTCCTCGTATAATAGTTTAGCTCTTATTTTTGGTACTAAAGTACAATGTTTATGAATAAAGTCTTCACTGATTGCACTTATGATTTTAATAAAGTTACCACCATTAGGAATTATAAACTTAATTTTATATAGGTTATTACCCATATTACTGAGTATTTTAAATATAGGGTTCTTAATATGTATCTCACTAATACCAGTACTATTTTTATCACTAATTAGTTGTATACTCTCTGTAGCCCTGTAAACTGAATATCTTTTTATCGTTTTACTTTTCATCCTGCACATAATAGGTTTCGTCTAAAGACGCAGTATTATTAAGGTTCATTCGTTTTTTTAGTTTACCAACTTCCACTCTCGCTGCACTACAAGCTTTATAAAAGAAGTACGTAGAAAAGGCTCCTTTGTCACGTCTATGACCTTTAATGGACTTTATTATAGACTTAGCAAATATGTCTGATATAACTTCTTTTTTTACGGTTCTATTAAATAGTATGCGATTAATTTGATATCTATTACACGCCTTGTGTATAAGTCGTATACATTGTTTTCTTAATGAGGAATATTCTTTCTTACTAATCTCATTATTCTTCAATTTTTCAAAGTATAAATCTAAATTCATTTTACCTCCTTCACTATTCGTCCACAGAAAGGACAGAATATTACATCATTTTCTTTAACTCCACCTTCTTCAAAATGCCACGCTATACCACATTCGGTGTCGTAGTAATTGTCTATGTCATTATACACCCGTATACAACGTTTAGTCATAGAGCATCCCTACTTTAATTCCTCTAAATATTTATCTTTTAATTGTTTATAGGTGTCATCTAACGCTTCTAACGCCTCATCGACACTATTAAACGTAAAGTTTGCTACTTGCTCAGATGCTATCTTCATTAATACTTGTTTGATAATACTATTACTTCTATCGGTCGTATTCTTCGGAGTATACGATTTTCTTTTTGGTGTAAATGTATTTCCTTTGGGTGCATAAGAACTGGCTTTCTTAGTTCTAATAAACTGTACTTTACCATTCCCGTCATCACCGTATTCAACTTGAACGCCTGTACTTTTTGGTACGTACTGTATAATATCAGATGCGTCATACCAAGTTCCGTCAATCAAAATGTTGTTATCTTGTACTTGTTCTAAAGTTCCTATCTTATTCATACTCCTCCCTCCTTTTTAGCCTATCTTACTCAAACTCAAGTATTTCTTTTTCCTTAACTTTCTGTAAGCGATAATCGGTTTGTCCAACACGTGCTTCTTTGCCTTGCCATATTTTTGCTATTGATACAATAGTTTCATCATCACTAAGGTTTACCCCAACACATTTTGCTGTAAGTTCTATCGAAGGTTTTTCCTTAAACCAAGCAACTAAATTATTAGCAGGCTGGTCATACTCATTAGCTATAGAAAACAAACACCATATTGTTTCCATTATTCACTCTCCCTTTTATTGTTTATTAAATAATCATAAGTCTTTGGTAAAAACTTATAATTATATTCTTGTAAAAATAGTTCTTTATTAATTGTTTTTGTACTATGACTTATATAACTATGTATTGCGGCGTCAATAGTTGTTGGTATAGCTAATAAATCCACCAATATTTGATTACGTATTTCTTCTACCAACGATTTTGCAGGTTTTATTTTATCAGATTTATCTCCTTCTCGTACCTTAGTTTCCACTACGTTACTTCCGTCTTCAACTTCAATCACCTTTCCTCCTCTTCTTTTTAGTAGTATCTTCACCTTAGGTAGTACAGCTAACTGTGCTATATCACCGTCATTAGTAATAACTACTTTCTCGTCTTCTATGTAGCGACATAAATAACTAATTATATCGTCCCCTTCAATATGTTTCATCTGAATTATGTCTATGGGTGTATATTTTTGTATATTGTACAACAGCGTATTATAGTCCTCGTACACTTGCTCCCAATTAATATCAGGAAAACTAGCTCTAAAATCTGCTCTTCCAGATTTATAATCAGGATAAATTTCAGCTCTCCAACTCTTACCTTTATCTGCTACTAGATAAACCTTATCAGGTAACTGAGTTTTTATATGCTTAAATATTTGTAGTAGTACAAAGTACGATATTGGAGTTCCTTTATTGCGTCTTTGCACGAACACACTAGACATTAATAGAACGTTGCAGTCTATAATTAAAGTTTTCATAGTTTGTAAAAATTAATATTTGTCAACTATTACTGTAAGCTTATAAATAGTTAGACTAGAACAAAGTCTCATTTATTCTATCTTTAGCCTTTTGACAATACTCTTCAGAAATATCTATGCCTAGATATTTTCTTCTTAGTTTTCTTGCAATAAAAGTTGTTG